ATGAGCCGAATTGCTCTGAGTTGTGTTGAACGGGCGCAGCGGGAAATTTTGCCGCTCGACCTGGCGCTTTACCATGCTGCAAGGGACTATCCTGGCGGCGCTGCTGCAATTGCCGTTACCACCGGCAGAAACCCCACAACCCTGCAGCACAAGCTTTCACCGACTCACCCAAGCCACACAGTCAACATCCAAGAGTTCGCCGAGATCCTAGAACTGACCAAGGATCGCCGCATTCTGGACGCCGTGCATGCCTTGGTCGGTGATACAACCTGGCAGGAGTTAGCAGAGGCTTATACCAACGACATGCCGGAAACGTTGACCACCGGCATAGCAGAATACTTCCATCAAGTCGCCAATCTTGCCGAGACGTGGGCGAAGAGCATCGGTGATGGGGTTGTGAACGATCAGGAACTAGCTGAGATACGGCTGCAGGTGTTTCGCGGTATTCAAGGCTTGCTCGGGTTGTTCAACCGCGCCTCCTACGTCAATCAGACGACGCGGGGTGCTGATCATGGCTGACATCGCTGACTTCGCTAATGACTTGGTGCAAGAGCGTATAGATCAAGCCCTCGCGGCTCGGCTTGCGGACAAGCCTTTAATCAAGCTTCACTCGTTTCTTTTTTGCGAAACCTGTGAAGAGGCTATCCCCGATGCACGGCGCATCGCTTTGCCCGGTTGCACGCAATGCCTGACGTGCCAATCCCTGCTGGAATTGCGAGAGGCCCGTCATGCTCGATGAGGTACTGGGGCAATTCGCTGACTACGGTCTTGAGCCTGCTCAACCGTTGGTGTTCGGCAAGTTGACCCGTTGCAAGACATCCCAGGACAAGGGAAAGGAAAAGAACGGTTGGTACGTCATTCACGAGCATCGGACCGAAAAGAATGAGTCGCTGATCTTCGGCAGTTTTGGCGACTGGCGCTCTGGTGAGACTCAAAAGATCAAGGTGAAAGCTGGCCGAATGTCGCCTGAGGAGCGTGAGGTCATGCGCGCTCGTCAGGAGGACGCAAAGCGCCGCGCAGCCGAGGTCGCCGCCAACGCTGCCCGCCGTGCGGCCAGTCGAGCGGCTGGCATGTTCAAACGCATGCCTGAGAAGGGCAAATGCGCATACCTGGATCGTAAGCAGATCGTCGGGTTTCGTGTTCGCTATGCGCCGCGTTCAGGTGCTGTGCTGGTCCCGATGAGCAATGCTCGCGATCAGATAGTTGGCTTACAAGTGATCTACCCGGAAAAGCAACAGGATACCGGGCGTGACAAATCCTACTGGCCCTACGGCATGTCAAAGGAGGGGGCGTTTCATTTGATCGGCCCCGAGCCTGAACCCGGTGAGCCGTTACTGATCTGTGAGGGGTATGCCACTGGCGCTAGCCTTCACATGGCGACTTCATACGGAGTCGCCATTGCTTTTGATGCAGGCAACCTGCTCGCGGTCGCGAAGCTGATGCGTGACCGTCTTCCTGGGCGACCTATCATCATCTGCCGCGACGATGACTGGAAGACCAAACGCCCAAATGGGCAGCTTTGGAACCCCGGCGAGGAAAAGGCCACCAACGCCGCTCTGATAGTTGGGGGCCAGGTCGTCGCGCCTATTTTCTCAGTTGAGCGTCATGACAAGTGGACTGACTTCAATGATCTGCATGTCGCAGAGGGCTTGGAGGCGGTCCGTCGTCAGGTGTTGGCGGTCGTCCGCCCCCCAGCAGCAGGTGGTTGGAAAGACCAATTGGCACGCAGTGAGAACGGCGCGCTAATTGCCCATATGCAGAACATCGAACTGATACTCGGCAACGACGAGCGCTGGGCCGGGGTCATCAGCTTCAGCGCATTCAGCTCCAAGATCGTCAAGTTGCGGGCCGCGCCCTACGGCGGTGGCACTGGCGACTGGGCTGATATCGATGATATGCGGGTCATGAAGTGGCTGGCACAGGTTTACAACCTCCGGGTAAAAGCTTCCAGCGTGATCGAGGCGGTGAGCATTGTTGCTCACGACCACGCGTTCCACCCAGTGCGTGAGTACCTGCAGAAGCTTGAGTGGGATCAAGTGCCGCGACTAGAACAATGGCTCATCGATGTCATGGGGGTAGAGCCCTCTGAGTACGTAAAGAAGGTCGGTAAGCGGTGGATGATTTCGGCGGTCGCGAGGGTGATGCGGCCTGGTTGTAAGGCTGACTCGGTGTTGATTCTTGAAGGCGCACAGGGCGCCGGTAAATCAACCGCCATGAGCATCCTTGGGGGCGACTGGTTCATGGACACCCCATTTGCGCTCGGCGACAAGGATGGCTTTCAAGCCATTCGTGGCAAGTGGATTGTCGAGCTGGGTGAGCTGGACAGCTTCAACAAAGCCGAGAGTACCAAGGCCAAGCAGTTCTTTTCTGCTTCGACAGACACCTACCGAGAAAGCTATGGCCGGAGAACAAACGACGTGCCACGCCAGTGTGTTTTCGTGGGTACGACCAACCAAGAAGAATACCTGAAGGACGCGACCGGCAACCGACGCTACTGGCCTGTTGCGTGTACGAAGGTCGAACTTGAGCAGCTGCGTGAAATGCGTGATCAGTTATGGGCTGAGGCGATGTTTTGCTTCCAGGCAGGCGAGATCTGGTGGGTCAATCGTGACGAGTCCTCCATGTTCGCCGAGGCACAGGACGAGCGCTTCGTGGTCGACGAGTGGGAAGGGCTGATTCTGAACTGGCTGGAAGAGTCGCAGATCGGTGAAACCACTAGCGGCAATGAGTTGTTGGGCACCGCATTGAAGCTGGATGCGGGACATTGGGGCAAGCCAGAGCAGATGCGCGTCGGTGCAATCATGCATCGCTTGGGATGGAAGCGCGCGCGATCCTCTGTGCTGTCGAAAAGCGGCTTGCGACAGTGGGTATACAAAAAGCCCGCGAACTGGGGCCGGACGTCAGATCTGGTTGTCGAGAAGTTTGATGAGCCTTGTTTCGATGATTAAACGAATTGATGCGATGTTGAAATTATGGGCTGAAGACCTACATTCGCCTTCGCATGATGGAACCACTTCGGGTGGGAACATGATCGCCATGCTGATGGAGTACAAGGGGGAGCTGATACGCGGCACGCGGGGCAGCCGAGTGCTGCTGGATGAGTCTGCCGACATCGAGCTGATCGTCAACAAGCACCTGGCACCCGAGCTTGCGTTGGTCGTGCGTGAGCATTACTGCAACAGCGACAGTTTCCTGCATCAAAAAATCACCCACTGCGGTTGCAGTCGGCAGACCTACTATGACCGGCTACATCAAGCACACCTGAGCATTCAAGGGCTGCTATGGGGTAAGGCTGCTTGAGGGCTCTCGCCATTTCCCGCTTGTCCTACCTCGTCCCACTGCCTATCTATGTGGTGGGACGGGTTACAGCCCCGTCTGCGTTGCTCCGTCCCACTGTCCCACCTTTAACCAGCCTTCTCACATGTAGCGTAGCGGGCACCATCACGCGCTATGCGCGCGTCAGCGTGCGTTTAAATACACTCTCTTTACACGGAGAAATGACAATAAAGGTAGGACAGTGGGACAACGCCTTGTTTTCGGGGCGTTCAAGCGTCCCACCTGTCTTTGGGCTAGTGGGACAGTGGGACATGTGCAAAAAAGCGAATGGCCGATTGAGGGTATTCGTCTACATTGCCGGGGCGTTGGTGCTGTGTTGCCTACATATTCGTCGGTGGCATTAATACTGGCTTGCTGCCACCGGAATCCACCTGTAAAAAGTAGTCATCTTCGATAGGTGCGACCGCATAGCGGCTCACGCACTAACAATCAAACCCGGCCAATGCGCCGGGTTTTTTGTTTTTCAGCTCACCCCTAAGGGGGGTAACCGGATGCGCACCATGCCCGACAAACCAGATACGTGGGCCAGGATCGTGGCGGCCATTTCAAATCCACTGTGGCAGGGCATGATCATGGCCATCGTCGTTTCTCTACTGCGCATCCTCTACGACGCTAAAGAAACCAGTAAGCGCCGGATCTTGTTCGAAGCGCTGATCTGCGGTTCGTTGAGTCTGGTTGCGTCCAGCCTGATTGAGTGGATGACCTGGCCGCCCAGCTTATCGGTAGCTGCAGGTGGAACGATTGGCTTTCTTGGCGTTACGGCCATTCGCGAATTGGTGGCCCGCTTCATTGGCCGGAAGGTGGATTCCCTATGAAGGCTTTAGCCGCCGCAATCATCATCGCGCTGGTGGGCGTACTGCTCGTCGGCATTCAGCAGTACCGGGTCGTCGCTATCACCGGTGCCATGCAACTTGAGACAAAGAGCAAGAACGAAGCCATCGCGGCCAACAAAGAGAGCGAGGCGACCATCACCACGCTACGGGCAGAAGCCAAGCGTAATGCCGACTACCAGGCTGATCTGAGCAAGCGGCTCAAGGCCAGTGAAGGCAAAGCCAAACAGGCGAGGAAAGAATTTGAAGACCTCAAGCGCAACAGCAAGCCGGTTCGTGATTGGGCTTCTCAGCCTTTGCCTGACGGCCTGCGCGGCAAAGCCGGTGGTAGTCACAAAAACGTCAGCGGTTCGACTCGAACCCCCTGAGTTGATTCCTTGCGAACGCATCAACGCCGATGAGGCGGATCTTCGTTCAAACGGCGACGTCTGGGAGCTGAAGGATCAGGCCATCAAGCTGCTCGACACCTGCGCCGATCAGGTCGACGCCCAGATCCTGCGCAGCCAGAGCAAGTAGTCGAGGTCACTGAGCTTCATGCCCCATCGGGGGGCACACCAACCCCCTGTTTTTTGGGTCCTCCCTGAGGGGGGCTCCCTACACGGGTACGTGGACTCGCGGTTCTTGTGCAGCTGAGTTTTTTGCAGGGATGTCCGTCTTTCTAAAGGGTTGTGTATGGGCAGGAAAGTCAGCAAGGCCGACTTGAGTGAGATCGTTGGCCGGGACGAACGCACCCTGACCCGGTGGCAACACGACGGCATGCCGGTGGTTGAGTTTGGTCTGGGCCGTGGCAACGAAAACCAGTACGACACCGAAGCGGTGGTGCAGTGGCTGATGCAGCAGGCCTCGCTCAACGGCAAGAAAGAGTCGTCCCGTGACAGGCTGGACCGGGTTCGGGCCAACCGTGAAGAGCTGGCGCTCGCCAAAGAGCTTGGGGAGGTGGTGATCGCCTCCGACATGATCCAGCGCTTCGAAGCCATGATCATGTCGGCCAAGGTCGAACTGCTTAATACATTCCCAGATGTGCTCGCCGCTGAGCTGTCAGCCCGGTATGGCATAGAGGTGGACGATCTACTGATTCGTGAGCCCATCGAGGCCATCCTGAGAAGGCTATCGGACTATGACAATGATGCTGACTCAGTTGGAGATTCTGACGAATCGCCATACCCGGAGGGCCTTGAGGAAGACGGCGAGTGAGTCCCTGCACAAAGCCTGTTTGAAGTGGGCTCCACCGCCGCGCATGAGCATCATCGAATGGGCAGACAAATATCGCTGGCTGTCCGCCGAAGAGGCTGCCCGGCCGGGCAAATACCGGTTCGATGTGACCCCGCATTTGGTATGGCCAGGCGGCCCGCTTGAGGCACTGGACGATCCAAACGTTACAGAAATCGTAGGGCGCAAGTCCGCGCAGGTGGCCTGGACGTCGGGCGTGCTGGGTAACGCCCTGGGTAAGTGGATCGACATAGATCCGTCTCCGATCCTGGTGCTGTTTCCCAAAGCTGAAGCTGCCAAGCAGTACGTGGGCGAGAAGCTTGAGCCGATGATTGAGGCGACGCCCAGGCTTCGCAAGAAGGTCGATCTACGCAGTCGAAAGCTGCAGCAGCGCCAGGACTTCAAGCGTTTTCCGGGCGGTTTTCTAAAAATGGTGGGCTCCAACAGTCCTGCGAGCGTGAAGTCCACGCCGGTACCGAGAGTCGCTGTCGAGGAGCCTGACGACTGCAACCTCAACCTGCGGGGGCAGGGGGACAGCATCAAGCTGGCTAAGGAACGTTTGAAGACGTTTCGCCGCTCGAAAATCATCATCGGCGGCACCCCGACTATCAAGGGGCTGTCGGCTATTGATGCGGAGCTGGAAATCTCCGACAAGCGCGAAGGGCTCGTGCCTTGCCACGAATGTGGCCAGTCGCATGCGTTGAGCTTCGACAATCTGTTCTGCGCCGACGACCCGGATTATCACCACGAGGTGTATGGGAAGAAACGGCCCGAGCATGCGTATTACGCTTGCCCGCACTGCGGCTGTTCGTGGGATGACAACCAGAAAAACGCGAACCTCAAACACGGCCGTTGGGTCGCTACGGCCGAGTTTAGAGGCATTGCCGGTTACATTCTCAACGAGCTGTACGCCACCTTTTGGGGATCGCGCTTCCAGGCGCTGATGGAGAAAAAGCTTCAGGCCGAGCACGCCGCGTCCCACGGGAACATCGGGCCGATGATCGCCTTCGTCAACAGCTCCAAGGGGGAGAGTTACGAATACAAAAGCGATGCACCCAAAACGGATGAACTGGAAAAGCGGGCTGAGCCTTACGCAGAGCTGACGGCCCCCAATGGGGTGCTGCTGATTACGGTGGGCGTCGACGTTCAGGGGGACCGGCTGGCGCTGGTCATCATCGGCTGGGGCCGGGGTGAAGAATCGTGGCGACTTTACTGGGGCGAGATGTACGGCAATCCCATTGATCCGCATGACGCCGTCTGGCAGGAGCTGGATCGGCTGATTGCCAAGCCGGTGGCGACAGAGGGCGGAGCGCAGCTGGTCATTTCCGCCGTGAGCATCGACAGCTCAGACGGCAACACCAGCGACGCGGTCTACGGGTACGTTCGGGATCGGCAGCGTTACAACATCATGGCGATCAAAGGTGCATCGATTGACAGCCGTGATAAGGAAATCTTTACCCGGCCGTCCCCGTCGGTTGACTCGTCTCAGGACAACACCAAGGCCTCGAAATATGGCCTGCGCGTCTACATCGTCGGAACCCACAAGGCCAAGACGTTGATCGACGGGCGTCTTCGACTGACCGGCGCAGGGCCGGGGCGGATGCACTGGTACAGCGAGATCCGCTCGGACTACTACGAGCAGCTCACCAATGAAGTGCTGGCTCCGCACGCGCGCAACCCCAGCAAGATGGTGTGGCAGAAGAAGGCGGGCCGCCGTAACGAAGCGCTGGACTGCGAAGTGTATGCACTGCATGCGGCCAGAAGCTTGAAGACCCATCTGTTACGCGAACATGAGTGGGATCAGCTGGAGCAACAACTGCTGCAACCCACTCTTTTCAACACCGAGCAGGCCGTCACTCCTGTGCCACGTAAAGCGAATGCTCGCGGTCGTGGCACGCGCAGCCGTGCAGGCTACTAGAGGTTCAATCATGATTGACGCACAAATGCGCCTGGAGCAAGTACGGGCGGCGATCTCTGACGTCCTTAAAAAAGGTCAGCGTCTCAAAAGAGCAGATCGCGAGATCTATCGGGCAGAGCTCGACAGCCTGCGGTTGCTTGAACAGCAATACGCCAAAGAGGTCGCGCTGGAACAGGCGTCGCTGCAGGGTAGGGGACGAAATCGCATCTCCTACATGGTGATCTGATCATGGGTTTTTTCCGCAAAGACCCTGCCGAGTTGTTGATGCGTGAGGCACTCAAGCTCGCCAAGTCTGTGTCTGAGGGGCAGCCTGCCAAAGCGCAGGGGGGCGGTGGCGGAGTCGAAACCCGCTGGCGCGGCGCATCCCGTGTGCTGCGCAGCATGGCGGGCTGGATTCCTGGATTGGGCAGTGCCAGGCGCGACCTGCACCACAGCGAGCGTCGCATGCTGGTAGCCCGGTCGCGTGATGCCATGCGCAACCATCTGATCGCTCGGGCGGCGATTACCCGTCTGCGCACCAATGTGGTTGGCACCGGCCTGGTCTGCCGTGCACAGATCGATCATGTCGCTGTCGGCATCGACGAGCAGCAGGCCGAGCAACTCAATGCCCAACTGGACAGGATCTGGTCGCTGTACGCCGACGACCCTCGCGAGTGTGACGCCGAAGCCACGCTCAATCACTACCAACTGCAGGCGCTGGTGCTCATATCGGCCATGGTCTGCGGCGATGTTCTGATCGCCAGCCCCGACGATGAGCGTCCGGGATGCATCTTCAGCACCCGTTTGCAGTTGATTGAATCGGATCGTGTCTGCAATCCCGACGGGGGCATGGACCGCGCAGATATGGTTGAAGGTGTCGAGTTTGACCGGTTGGGAGCCCCCTTGGCGTATCACGTCTGCAATGGCTATCCCAATGAGTATTTGGCAGGGCAGAGCTTGGCGTGGGAGCGACTGCCTGCTTTCGGTGATGTGACCGGCAGACGTCGGGTCATGCACGTCATGTCGGACAAGGAAAGGCCAGGCCAGAAGCGAGGCGCTCCCTACCTGGCTCCAGTGCTGGAACCGCTGCAGAAGCTGGAGCGCTACAGCAGTGCCGAGTTGATGGCAGCGGTTATCTCCGCGATGTTCACGGTGTTCATCAAAAAGAACAACGACTTCAACGTCTCCAACTTGCCCATGTCCGCCATGGGTAACGAGGGCGCGGGTGGTGATACCACCGACGATGGTGAGCTGGCATTGGGAGAGGGTGCCATTGTCGACTTGGGAATGGGCGAGGAGCCGGTGGTTGCCAATCCGGCTCGACCCAATGCCCAGTTCGACCCCTTCTTCACGGCGGTCGTGAAAGAGATCGGCGCGGCGCTGGAACAACCGATGGAGGAGTTGCTGCTGCATTACAGCAGCAGTTACAGCGCGGCTCGCGCTGCGATGCTGCAGGCGTGGCGGTTCTACAGCGTTCGGCGCTGGTGGCTGGCCTGTGACTTCTGTCAGCCCAGCCGTGAGTTGATCATTGATGAGGCCGTGGCGAGAGGGCTGATCCACCTGCCGGGTTACGCGGACCCTGCAAAGCGCAAGGCTTACTGTCAGGGGATCTGGATCGGCCCGGCGCGCGGCGCTATCGATGAGCTCAAAGAGGCCAATGCAGCCGGTAAGCGGATCGAAATCGGGGTCAGCAACGAAACCCTCGAAACGGCCGCGATGACGGGCGAGCCCTGGCAGCAGGTTTACCGCCAGCGTGTTCGCGAAGTCGAGCAACGACGCTCCGACAACCTGCACATGTTGCCCAAAGGCGGCGTCATCGCTGACCCACCCACACCACCCAACGAGGAATAACCATGCCCCGCGCATTGGAGCTGGCTGCATCGCAGCCTTGGCTGATGCTGCCTGACGCCCTGGATAACCTGCTGACCATTGCCGACCGCATGGGCGATCCGGGTGCGTTGGAGAGCAAAACCGGTATTCGGCTGGAGAACAGCCGCACGGTCAGCGTTCGCAATGGCGTCGCCATTATCCCGGTGGTCGGTCCAGTTTTTCGCTACGCCAATCTGTTTACCGAGATCAGTGGCGCGACCAGCACTCAGGTGCTGGCCACCGACCTGCAGTCGGCACTGGATGACCCAAGCATCAAGTCCATCATCCTCAACATCGACAGCCCTGGCGGAGTGGCTGCGGGCATCAACGAGCTGGCTGACCAGATCCATGCGGGACGTGCGCGTAAGCGCATTGTGGCCTACGTCGGTGGAACGGGTGCCAGCGCTGCTTACTGGCTTGCGTCTGCGGCCAGCGAGATTGTCATCGATGAGACGGCGTTGCTTGGCAGCATCGGCGTTGTGGTGGAAGCCGTGGTCGAGGGTGAGGCCAGCAGCGGCCGCAAGCGTTACCAGATCGTCAGTCGCAACGCCCCCAACAAGCGGTTGGATATGGCTACTGAAGAGGGGCGCGCCAAGGTCGGGGAAACCGTGGACGCGATGGGCGAGGTGTTTGTGGCCAAGGTCGCCCGCAACCTTGGCGTTGCATCCGACGCTGTTCCTGCAATGGGAGATTTTGGCGGCTTGCGGGTAGGTGCCGCAGCCGTTGAATCGGGTCTTGCTCACCGCCTGGGCTCGCTGGAAGGACTAATTACCGAACTGGCCAAACCGGCCGCGACACAACCGAGGACATTCACTATGACCACCGTCAACTCCACCGCTCAGCTGCGCGAAGCACTGGCCGCTGGCACCGACCCAAACACCATCGAAATTGCCCAGGCCAGCCAGCCCGAACTGGAGACTGCACGTACGCAAGCCAGCACGCAGGCGGTCACCGCTGAGCGTGAGCGCATCAAGGGTATCAACGGTCTGGCCAGTAAGGGCTTTGAGGCCGAGATCACGGCGGCCATCGATTCCGGGGCCTCGGTCGAGGCAACCGCCTTGCAGTTGTTCAAGGCTGCCCAGGACCGGGGCATTTCGTTGAGCGCCATTAAGGCCGACAGCACCCGTGCATCTACTTCTACACCCACCGATGGCAACGCTCAGGGTGAGCGCAAAGCCGTAGTCGGAGCCATTGTCGCGGGCGCTTCGCGTCGCTGATCAGGAGAACATCATGAGTAATCCAACCCGTCAGACCTACGTCCCCAGTCATCTCTCTGCAGGTGCATTCCCTGTGGTGATTGAGACTGGAATCATTGCGGCAGGTCAGAAGCTCAAGCGTGGCGCGGTGCTCGGTCAGGTCGACGCTTCGGGCGAGTACGTGCTCAGCGCCGCCGCTTCCGACAACGGCTCTCAGGCACCCAAGGCTGTGCTCGACCAAGACGTAGACACCACCGGCGGTGCTTTTCCAGCATCGATCCTTCTCACCGGCGAGGTGCTGGGTTCTGAGCTCATGTTGGGCGAAGGCCTGTCACTTGCCAAAGCAAAAGCAGCCCTGCGGCCGCTGTGCCTGTTCATTCGTTAACCGGAGCTTCTGATGGATATTTTTGACACCCGTACCATGCTTGAAGCCGTCGAGCAAATGCCCACGGCGCGACGTTTTCTGCTGAACACGTTCTTCAATGGCGGCAGCCCCGTGACGTTCCCCACCAAAACGGTTGACATTGATATCGTCAAAGGCCAGCGCAAAATGGCACCGTTTGTTCATCCGCGCCTGCCTGGCAGCATTTCGTTGCGTGACGGTTACCGGACTGACTCCTACGCGCCGCCTTACATCCAGCCCAAGCGGGAAACGACCGCTGAGCTGGTCCTCAAACGCTCAGCAGGGGACAACCCTTTTTCCAGCCGGTCGCCGTTGGAGCGGGCAGGCCAGATGTTGGGTAAGGATCTACGCGATCTGGATGACGAGATCATTCGTCGTGAGGAGTGGATGTGTGCCCAGGCACTGACCACCGGCAAGGTCCGCGTGCTGGGCGACGGCGTTGATGACACCATCGATTTTCTCATGGCGAACGATCACAAGATCACGCTGGGCACCGGCCAGTGGGGCAGCGACGACTCGGACCCGATTGGCAACCTGCGTACCTGGAAACGCAAGATTGCCAAAGACTCCGGGCGCACTGCCAATACGGCTGCGCTCAGTGGTGAGGCGCTTGATGCATTCCAGTCCAATCTGACGGTCATCAAGCAGCTGAACACCCGCCGTGTGGACATGGGCCTGATCAAGCCGGAAGAGTTGCCGGACGGCGTCACGTACCTCGGCTACCTGAACGATCCGGGCGTCGACCTTTACGGTTATGACGAGTGGTATCTGGATGACGAAGGTGATGAGCAGCCCATGATTCCAGCGGGCGGCCTGATCCTGGGCGCGACGTCCACGCGTAACGCGATGCTTTACGGTGCGATTCAGGACCTGGAAGCCATCGAGAGCGGGCTGGTCGAAGCGGCACGCTTCCCCAAGAGCTGGACAACCCAAGAGCCGAGCGCTCGCTGGTTGAAGCTTCAGAGCGCGGCACTCGCTGGTTTGCTGGAGCCGGACGCATTCATCTACGCCAAGGTGGTGTGAGATGGCCAAGAAACCCGGCTATATCGTGGTGGATGGATGCATTCAGGAGGGGCGCAACGTCATCCTCAGAGGCAGCCCATACACCCCGGCCAGCAAAGAGATGGAGGATGCGCTGGTTGCAGAAGGGCGTATCGCCATGAGCACGGACCCTCGGGCGCAAGAGGCTATCCAGTCCCAGGTAGTAAGCCCTGGCGATACTGATGACGCCACCGACGGTGAATGATCATGAGCTTTCGAGAACTGGCTGAGGACATGGACGCCCAGATCCTTGAATCTCTGGGCGATATCGCAACCGTCGACGCACGCGATATCGCGGGGTTTCTTTCAATCCCTTGGCTGCAACCCAAGCTCGGACGCATCAACACCGGCATCAGGGAACCGCACTTCACGATACGCGTTCATGACGCTACTGCGGTTGCGATTGGTCAGATCGTCTCCATCGACCTGCCTCAGCAGGACGGTGGCGGTCGCTATGACCTAGTCGGCCTGGAGCCAGACGGTACAGGCTGGGTGTCACTTATCCTGAGGCTAAAGCGATGAGCATAGGCAGTTTCTACAAGCAGTCGGCCAAGGACGGCATGATCACCCTGCAGCCTTCTGCGGGGGATCTTGATGCCTTCAAGGCCTTTGCGGCAGCGGTTCCCAAAGCGGCGGCAGCGGCCCAACGGCGTGCCATCAACAAGACGCTTCGCTGGTTGCGCACGCATATCGCCAGGGCCATCGGCCGACAAGAGCGAATCGCTGTCACTGCAGTGCGTCACCGTCTGCGTGCTTACCCGGTCACTGCTGGCGCGATGCGTGGAAAACTCTGGATGGGTTTAGACGCGATGTCGGCCAGCCGAATCGGCCGGGCTCGGCAGAGCCGTGCCGGTGTAACGGTCGCGGGTCGCCGGTATCAAGGGGCGTTTCTGAAGACGGTGTATGGCGGCAGTCCTGACATATGGATCCGCACTGCGAGTAAGCATTTTGATGCGAGCGAGTACGAACAAACCCGTCAAGGTAAACGCAGGTCGGGTTTCATTGAAGAGAATGGCAGTCGCTTCCCCCTCGCCAAGGCCAAGGTCTCGCTCGAAGGGGCGCGGCCGCATTTTGATGAGTGGGTCAAACGTGCCGACGCGCGTTTGATTGAGATCCTCAAGCAGGAATTCAACTTCGAACTGCAGAAGTATCTGAGAGGAACAGCCCGTGTCTGACGAAGCTTTCAGCCTTGATCAGCTCTATGCAGCGATTGAGCACCATATCCGCGACGCGATTGGCGGGCTGGAGTATGTCGGCACCATGCCCGACATGCTGCAACAGATAGCTGTGCCAGCAGTGCTGTTGGAAGTATCGGAGTTTGAGCCCGGTATTGATCAAGGCACTGGCGAGTCCGCATTCATCGCACGGTTCGAAGCACGTGTCATTGTCGGTTCAGAGCGTGATGAGTGCCAGAAGCAGGCGGCATTTGCCGCGACCCAACTGGCGGTGTTGCTGCGCGGACAGACTTGGGGTCTGCCTGTCAACGAAGCTGAGTTTATCCGGGCCGCTCAGGACTGGTCCCGTCCCGAACTGGATGGGTACGCGGTCTGGCTGATCGAGTGGACGCAGGGCATCTATCTGGGCGACGAGGAATGGCCGTGGCCCGATCAGCCGCCTGGCAGCTTGGTCTGGGGCTTCAGCCCTGATATCGGGCCAGGCAATGAAGAGTTCTATCGATCTGCGGAGGAGCTGAATGAGCTACGTGAGCGCAGCGCATGACCGAATGCTGGCGGCGCTCATCATTCCCTGCCGCGTAGAGGCCGTTGATCTCGGTGCCGCGATGGTCCGCGTGACCGATGGCGCTGGCTGGACCAGTGCATGGGTGCGTTGGCATAGCCAGGCAGCGGGCAAGGCGCGCCATTGGCGAGTCCCGACGCTGGGTGAGCAGGGTGCCCTCATCAGCCCTAGCGGCGATCCTGCGCAAGGCACATTTGTTCCTGGGCTTTACGGCAATGCAGGTGCGCCGCCTGATAACCGCGACCACGTAGAGGTATGGCGCTTCGACGACGGCGGTTCTCTCGTCTACGACTGGCAGGCCCACACCTACACGATCAGCCTGCCTACGGGCACTGTAACGGTGAAGGTGGGCGCTTCGACGGTGGTCGTGACGGATGATTCCGCGACAGTTCAATCGCTCTCGATCAACCTCACGGGCAACGTGAAAATCGACGGTTCGTTGCTGGTCACCGGCAACGTGACAGGTATGGGTACGATCCTCGACACCCTGGGCAACAGCAATCACCACAAGCATTGATCCCATCGTTTGACCATCCCCGCGCTATGCGGGTTTTTTGCGTCTGGAGAAAAGCATGAGTAAAACCAAAACGGAGCCCGCGTCTACGGATCTCGTTATCACCGTCGCTCCGCGTGCGTCGTCGCCTGCACCGGAACCTGCACAGATCGGCTTCCGGGACACGGTATTCACTTCCCGAACGGTGGTGCTGCCCAACGGCGGCCTGGTCGACGTAGCACAGGGCGTTGCCTCGGTGGATTCCTCCGATGCCGACGCGCTGGCCTACCTGAAAGCGCATGAAGAGTTTGAGCCACTGGAGTAATCACGATGATCGGAATGGACCGCGAGACGGGCTTGCCCTTGTCGGGCCTCGATCACCTGCGCCAGTCCATCGCGGACATTCTGACCACGCCAGAAGGTAGTCGCAGAATCCGCCCGGAGTACGGCAGCAAGCTGGCCCGGTTCGTTGATTTGCCGGTCACGGCCGGTTGGCGCAGCGCGGTACAAGCCGAGGTCAGCCGAGCCATCGGACGATGGGAGCCACGGGTAAAGCTCGAATCCGTGCGGGCTATCTCGGTGATTGATGGGCAAGTCACGTTCGCTTTGAAAGGTACGTATCAGGGCGATAGCTTCACGTTGGAGGTCACAGCATGAGTGCGGTGGATCTGTCGGCGCTGCCTGCGCCTCAAGTGCTGGAACCGTTGGACGTTGAAACCACCTATGAGGAAGCACTGGGCATTTTCCGGGACTGGATGGGTAACAACTGGAATGCTGCGCTTGAGAGCGATCCCGTCACGAAACTGATTGAACTGGGTGCTTACAACAAGCTCGGCAATCGCGCCCGTGTCAACGATGGGTGCAAGGCGTTGCTGCTGGCTTACGCCCGTAAATCTGACCTGGATCAGCTGGCGTTCAACGTCAACCTCAAACGCCTGGTGATCCAGGCCGAAGACCTGACGACCTTTCCCCCAACGGCTGAGGTGAAGGAAGAGGACGACGCGCTGCGCGAGCGTATCCAGCTGGTATACGAGGGACTGACTACTGCAGGTCCGCGTAACAGTTACATCCTGCATGCCCGGAACTCGTCGGGGCTGGTTGCTGATGCCACGGCCGAAAGCCCGTCGCCCTCTACGGTGGTCGTCACGGTTCTGGCTTTGAGTGAAACCGGCATTGCACCCCAGTCATTGCTTGACGAGGTGCGCGACTACCTGAGCGACGAGAACATTCGTCCGCTGGGTGATCGGTTGATAGTTCAGAGCGCTGAAATCCTGCCTTACACCATCAACGCGGTGGTGCACATGGTGGGTACTGGCTCGGAGAACGAGACCATTCTGGCGCAGTGCGAAGCGCGCTTGAAAGCCTGGATCAATCCTCGACGGCGCTTGGGGGTTGAGGTGGCTCGCTCGGCCATCGACGCACAGTTGCACATTGCGGGGGTTCGTCGTGTGGATCTGGGCAATTGGGCTGACATTCTGCCCAGCAAATCACAGGCCGCCTATTGCAAGGGCTTCACGCTGACCAAGGGTGACTGAAATGAAGAGTCTGTTGCCCAACAGCAGTACACAGCTTGAGCGTGCCATTGAGGCTGCGATAGTCGATACCACGCCCGTGCCCCTGCGCACACTTTACAACCCGGACACCTGTCCGGTGGAGTTGCTGCCGCACCTGGCCTCGTCATGGTCCGTCGACCGCTGGGACGAGAGGTGGTCGGAGCCGGTCAAGCGTAATGCCGTCAAGGCCTCGTTCTATGTTCACGCGCACAAGGGCACCATCGGCGCGTTGCGTCGCGTGGTCGAGCCTCTGGGCTACCTGATCGACATCGTGGAATGGTGGCAGCTCAACCCGCTGGGCGAGCCCGGCACGTTCCAGCTGAAAGTAGGCGTGCTGGACACCGGCATCACGGAACAGATGTACGAAGAGCTGACGGCGCTGATCGATGACGCCAAGCCCGTTTCCCGCCACTTGATCGGCCTTGCCATCAGTCTGGAAACCACCGGCAGCACCTACCTGAGCGCCTCTGTGCAAGAAGGCGACATCATCGACGTTTACCCACCGCAACAGCGAGACATTGTCGTCTCGGGTGTGATCGGTCGTGGCGGACGTGAAACAACTATCGACACCCTGGATGTGTATTCATGATCGATCAAAACTCGCAGTTTTACGCCATCCTGACCAATATCGGCGTCGCCAAACAGGCCAATGCCGATGCCCTGGGCATTGGCTGGAAGATTACCCAGATGGGCGTAGGCGATGCCAACGGCGCAGACCCGCAGCCGGACGCCAAGCAAAAAGCGCTGATCAACGAATGGCGTCGAGCGCCCCTGAATCAGCTCAAGCAGGACCCGACCAATCCGGCCATCATTATTGCCGAACAGGTTATACCGGCCGAAGTCGGTGGCAAATGGATTCGCGAAATCGGCCTTTACGATGCGGACAATGATCTTGTGGCAGTCGCCAATTGTGCGCCGTCATTCAAGCCGCTGCTGGCTCAAGGCTCCGGCCGGACCCAAGTGGTACGCATGAATCTGATCGTCAGCAACTCGGCCAGCGTCGAGTTGAAAATTGACCCTAGCGTGGTGCTGGCGACTCAAGAGTTCGTGCTTAGCGAGCTGGCGCGGCAAGACTTCAAGCATTCGGTTCTTGTGGCCACCACCGCTAACATTGCGCTCAGCGGCCTGCAGACCATTGACGGGGTGACGGTGCCAGCGGGCCGTCGCGTGCTGGTCACCAAGCAGACGGCTGCGCGTGAGAACGGCATTTATGTAACGGCTGCCAGTGCCTGGGCTCGAGCGGCTGATGCTGACACCGACCTACGCGTCACGCCGGGTTTGCTGGTGCAGGTCGAGCAAGGGACTGTCAACGGTGACAGCGGTTGGCAGTTGGTCACGGACGGGCCTATTTCGTTGGGTGTTACGGCCCTGAGTTTTGAGATGGCGTGGGGCCGCACAGGCGTCGAGCCAGGCACGTATCGCAGTGTCACCGTAGACAAGTATGGGCGGGTTCTCGGCGGGACCAGTCCGACCACGGTTGCCGGTTATGGCCTGACTGATGTCTATACCGTCGGGCAGATGGATTCGGCTCTGTTGCGTAAAGCGAACGTCGATTCTCCGACTTTTACCGGAACGCCCAAAGCCCCGACTCCAGCTGCCTCAACGAACAGCGAACAGATTGCAACGACCGCGTTTGTTGTGGCGAAAATCGCGGCGCTGGTGGGTGGTGCGCCGGGGGCGATGGATGCGCTGAATGAGCTGGCAGCGGCTATGGGGAATGATCCCAATTTTGCGGCCAGTACGGCCAATGCTCTCGCGCTCAAGGCTCCTTTGGCGTCACCGGTTTTCACCGGGGACCCAAGGGCTCCAACTGTATCGGCGGGCGACAACGATACGTCGGTTGCGACAACCGGTTTTACCCGCCTGTGTATAGGGCTGTTCGGCCTCGGTACTGACAACGCGACTACGGTCGGAGACGCGAACAGTGTCGCCTTGGCAGGTATGTTTCGGATGAATGCCGACGCGGCCAATATACCTCTGGCGGCGAACGCGACACTGTTGAACATGCGATACAACGACGGCGGGGCGTTTCAGCTATTTTCGGCACTGGCGGGTAGCGGTGGGGTCGCTCGCCTGTTCTGGCGCACTCAGGCTGCAGGCGGCTGGACGGTCTGGCGCGAGGTGGGTGGGCTCGACAGTCCTGTGTTCACGGGCGATCCCAAAGCCCCGACGGCTGCGCTGGGTGATAACGATCTGTCCCTTGCAAATACAGCCTTTGTTCAGGCAACTCTCGCCGGGGTGGGCCTCGGCACAGTCAACAGTTCGTTGGTGTCGGATCTGAACACGGCCGTATTGGGCGGCCTCTACCGCACCAACCCGGCGACCGCCAATCAACCGGGTGCCACGAGTTGTTCGGTCGAGGTTGTGCCTTGGAACAATGGTGGTTGTTTGCAAACGTTGACGCAGTTGGGGGGAGGCAGTCGCAGGTATTGGCGGACGCAGGCCAGCGGCGTCTGGACCAACTGGCGTGAAGTGGTCTCTGTCGATGATCCCGGTCTTGTCCCTACCACCATCGTAGGCAGTGCCCGTAACGTGATCATGAGCGTGGCCAGTGCATCGGCTTCTGCTGTTATCACTGCCGATGAGCTTATCGTTGAGGCAGGTGTGGGTGGCATGGGGTATCGCCTGAGTTCTTTCAATAAGACGATCAACCTGACCTCCGTCGGTAGCGGAGGCATGGACACGGGCGCAGTGCCGGCGAATGGTTTCGTCGCGATCTACGCAATCTATAACCCCATCACCGGAGTGTCAGCACTGTTGGCTACTGACGCCACCTCGGTGGCGATGGGAGAGGTGTACACCGGAGCAAATATGCCCGCAGGGTTCACGGCGTCGGCGTTGGTCAGCGTGTGGAGAATCAAAAGCTCTCTGTTTCAGATCGGATTCATGGAGGGAAGAGAGGTGATTTTTACCTATGAAAAGGTGGCAGTGACCACAGCTCAAATCACGGTATTTAAGTCGCTGAGTATCGCATCCGTGATTCCCTTGGCGGCTAAGGCCGTGACGGGTTGGCTGTCCGTCGCGGGCCTCAATACCTCAAACGCCCAGATATCGATTGCCTCGGCTGCGTCTGGAATTGGTTTCCAACAGGTAGCGGGTAACAGCATGTCTGAAACGGTCCAAAACATCTGTACCGGCTCGTTCTCGAACCTCAAGGTAATTACCGCTCAAACCATTTTCTGGCTGGCTGGTGTTCTGTCAGGCACCTTCAAAGAGGGTGCAGTCAATATTTCGGGCTACAGGTTCTAAGGTGATCAATGATCTACGCACAGCTTTCCGATGACGGTGAAACAGTCGTTGCGGTGTTCTCCTGCGCCCAGGATGAAACCGACTACCCGAACCAAGCGCAGCTCCAGGATACCGACGAGCGCTACCTGCAATTCAAACGAAACAGTGAGGCCAGCTGACGCCTGCAAGCGTTAATCGCTCAGATAGACCCTCTACACCGACCAATCCAATAGCCCGCCCAGTGCGGGTTTTCTGTTTTCTGGAGTTTGCTTTATGAGCTTTTTTCACGGCATCACCATGACGACCGTTGACACCGGGGCGCGCACCATCGCGCTGCCGTCGTCTTCGATCATCGGCCTGTGCGACGTTTTCACCCCAAGTACCGCGCCTGAGGGCGCCCAGCTGGCAGCCGTCAACGAGCTGAAACTGATCACCAGTGAGCGTGAAGCTATTGCAGCCTGGGGTGCAGATGCGCCGATCACCAAAGCGTGTCAGGCGATCTTTACGCGCGCCAAGGCCGTGATCGTGGGGTGTGGTGTTGCTGCAGGTTCGACCGCTGCCGAACTGACCTCTGCCGTCATTGGCGGTGTGCTCGCGTCCGGCAAGCGTACAGGCCTGCAAGCGCTGATTGACGGCAAGAGCCTGTTCAACGCACAGCCGCGACTGCTGATCGCGCCCAAGCATTCGGCCACGCTCGCCGTGGCCACCGCGATGGATGGTTTGGCTGCCAAGTTGCGCGCCATCGCCATTGTTGACGGGCCAGGTACGACCGATGAAGCGGCGATGGCCTATGCGAAAAACTTCGGCAGTAAGCGCATCTTCATGTGTGATCCCGGCGTTCAGTATTGGGATACCACGGCCAGCGAGACCATTGATGCGCCTGCGTCGGCTTGGGTCGCGGGCCTCTTTGCCTGGACTGACACGGAGTACGGTTTCTGGGCATCACCGTCGAACAAGGATTTTGTCGGCATCACCGGCACCACACGATCCATCGAGTACCTGGCTGGTGACGCGACGTGCCGGGCCAACCTGCTCAACAACGCCAATATCGCGACGATCATCCGCGACGACGGCTATCGCTTGTGGGGCAACCGCACGTTGTCCAGTGATGCGAAGTGGGCATTCGTGACGCGGGTCCGCACGCTCGACATCGTCATGGATGCGATCCAGGCAGGGCACAAGTGGGCAGTCGACCGCTCGATCACCAAAACCTACGTCAAGGACGTGACAGAAGGCCTGCAAGCCTTCATGCGCGACCTGAAAAACCAAGGGGCGATCATCAATTTCGAGGTCTACGCGGACACCGAGTTGAACACCGCCAGCCAGCTGGAGCAGGGCAAGGTGTACTGGAACATCCGTTTCACCGATGTGCCGCCTGCCGAAAACCCGAATTTCCGCGTTGAAGTCACCAATCAGTGGCTGACCGAAGTCCTCGAAGCCGCTTAAGGAGCGCTCTACATGATTCCGCAAACCCTCTCCAACACGAACCTGTTCGTCGACGGTATCAATTTCAGCGGTGACGTGCCGGGGCTGACGCTTCCCAAAATGACGCTCAAGACCGAGGAGTACCGCGGCGGCGGCATGGCCGGTCCGGTCGAGGTCGACATGGGCCTGGAAAAGATGGAAGCCAGCTTCACGACCAATGGCGTGCGCCGCGAGTCGCTGAAATTTTTCGGGCTGTCTGATCAGACCGCCTTCAACGGTACATTCAGAGGCTCTTTCAAGGGTCTGAAAGGCGTTGTCACACCGGTGGTGGCCACCTTGCGCGGCATGCTGAAAGAAGTCGATCCGGGCGAGTGGAAGCCCGCCACCGTGGCGGAGATCAAGCACAGCCTCGCCGTCTCCTACTACAAGCTGGAAGTCGACGGTCGTGTTGTTTACGAGATCGACATGGTGAACATGGTGCGCGTGATCGATGGCGTGGACCAACTCGCAGCAGAACGCGCCGCCCTCGGCCTTTAAGGAACGAACATGACTCAAGTAACTGGCAACAACGAACCCACTCCGCTGCCGTCGTGGATCGTCCTGACGGATTCAGGCGCGATCATCACGCTGAAATACCCGGTGGAAATCAACACCGTGAAAGTCGACAAGGTAACAATGCGCGCACCTTGCGTCAGGGATACCCGCGCTGCAGCGGCCGCTGCCAACGGCAGCCCCGAGGCCCACGAACTGCACTTGTTCTGCAGCCTGATCGAGGCAGGGAGGGATGATCTGGATCGGATGAAACAGCGCGATTATCGCCGCCTGCAGGAAGGCTATTTTCGCCTGGTCGAAGAGGATGAATTGTAATCCCGAGACCATGAGACAGGCGGCGCGCAAGTTAGCAGCGGAGACGGGCTTTTCCGCTGCTGAGATCGAGGCGATGCCTTTCAATCGAATGTTGTGGTGGATCATGGATTGATCCCCCTTTGAACGCCTCGGGTGGTCTATGAGTGATAGTTTGAAGCTGGGCCTTGTCATCGGTGGCGCGGTCAGTGCGACCGTAGGCAAGGCCTTCAAGGACGTTGAGAGCCGCATCAAGGCGCTGGACGACAAAGGTGCCAAGGCTCGCGTCTTGCAGAGCACGATTGGCGAAACGATCAAGTTGCGCGAGGAGTGGCGTAAAGCCCATGCAACGGGCCAGGCCGGTGCGACCGCGTTACTGTCACGTTTGAATTCAAACCTCGACAGCCTCAAAGCGCAGGGTGTCGAGGTTGGACGGCTGAGCAAAGCCTACAAGGAAATGGGGCGCACGGCCCGTTCTGCTGAGTTGCAGGCCAAAGGCCGACGGCAAATGAGCGAGGGCCGGGAGACGGTCAAAAGCTCGGTTGGCCAGGCCGTAGTAGCGGCGGGGGCCTTGGCGATTCCGACGAAAGTCAGCGCGGACTTCGGGGCGATTGTTCGCGACATTGCCATCAAGGCAGGCATTGCCAACAAACCGCAAGAAGCGGAGATGTCACGAACCATCATCACGACTGCCCGTGATACCGGCATGGAGCGCAATCAGGTCGCTGACGTAGTCAATCAACTGGTCGGTGCCGGTATGGAGCTGAGCAAGGCGCTGGAGTACGCGCCGGTTGCCGCCAAATTCGTGGTCGGTCAGGGTTCCGAAGGGACCGACACAGCGAAGATGATCAACGCCCTGGGGCAAAACGCCAAGATCACCGACGCCAAGGAAATGCAGCAGGCTCTGGAGGCCATTGCCTACCAAGGGCAGGCGGGCAGTTTCGAAGCCTCCGACATGGCAAAGTGGTTTCCCGAACTGCTGGCCAATATGGGCAGTATCGGTATCACCGGCATGGACGCTGTGACGCAGCTCGGTGCAATGCTGCAAGTCCAGATGAAGACGGCGGGCAGCTCCGACGAGGCGGCCAATAACCTGAAAAACTGGATGGGCAAAATCGGTGCTTCGGATACGGTTGATGCCTACAAAAAGGCCGGTATCGATTACGAAGGCTCAATGCAAACCGGCCTGCAGAAAGGCATGTCCACGCTAGAGTCCAGCATGGCGTTGGCCCAGCAGTACATCCAGAAAACGGACCCGAAAAAGGCCGAAGCTATGGCGGCCGCCACGGCCAAAATCAGCAAGGAAACAGATCCGGCCAAGGCCAAGGCCATGATGGAATCACTGTCGCAGGCCTTGAAAACCGGCGACATCTTTGCGGATATGCAGGTCAAGGCGGCGCTTACCGCGTATCTGCAGAACAAGCAGCTGTACAACGATCTGAAATCGCAGTCCGGCAACGCGTCGGGAATTCTCGACAAGAACCTGGCCGAGCGCCGGGAAGGCTCGTCACAGAAGTGGGCCGAGCTGTCACAGGCGGCCAACGATGCGATGCGCAGCGTGGGCGATGCGATCCGCCCAGCAACCGATGCCGTGGCGCAAGGTTTGACGACCGTGGCCCAAGGCATCACGACCGTCAGCGACAAGATGCCGAACCTGGCTATGGGACTGACGGGGGCCATCGGGGCTCTGCTGGTTGCAAAGTCAGCCTTTGGTGCATTCAAAATCGGCAAGGGCCTGATGAATCTTGCCAGAGGGTCGGTCGGCGGCGGAGCTGGGAAGGTCCAGCAGGTTTTTGTGACCAACGCAAAAGCTGCAGGTGTTGGTAGTACCGGAGCCGCCGCGCCTGGTGCTGCAGCCGCTGGGCGCAAAGCGCGTGTCGCTGCGCTGCTGGGCGTTGGCCTGACAGTGGCGTCCAAAGCCGGTGCGAAGCTGGCCGAAAAGGACAAGCCGGATGACGTCAAAGGTGATGATGCCAAGGACGAGGAAGCCAAAGACGCTGATGCAGGCGGTAAGGCCAAAAGGCCTAAAGGGTTGCTCGGGGTTGGGTTCACGGCGTTGGAGGCTTACCGCGAAACGCTGGAGGCTGGTGCCGATTCAGATGGCGGCTCCAATGCTTCTGGCGAAGGGGGCGGCCTGCAGCGCGTCTTCGTGGTGAACGCCTCGGAGATAGGTGCGGGATCGGGTTTGCCGGGCCAGCGCGATACGCCACGTCGAGGACGGCGATCAGCCCGTGCACGTCGTCGTGCAGGCGCTGCGTCTCGTCCGCCCGTCGTTTCACCGCGTCCAACTGGTGAACCGCGTACCAGGACTGTTCCGCCGCGTCCGGTCGGTGAGCCGCGCATCCGCCCGGTACCACCAAGCCAGACCGGTGAGCCGCGCATCCGTCCGATACCACCAAGCCCGGCCGGTGAATCGCGTATTCGCCCGGTGCCACCGCGTCCGGCCGATGCTCCTCGTATTCGTCCGGCCCCACGTCTGCCCATCCCTGTGCCGCCGCTTCCTGCAGCTGCTGAGCGAAGCATTATGCCTTTGCTGGGCAAGATGGCGGGCAGGGCCAAGGTTTTGCCCGGCGAAGCGGTGATCAGCGCAGGCCTGAAAGCGGTCGAGCTGTATCAGTCGGATGACCCTATCGAGAAAAAACTGGAAGGGGCTACCGAAGTTGCGGGCTCCGCGCTGGGCGGCTGGGGTGGTGCTGCGGCCGGTGCGGCGATTGGCACGATGATTTTGCCGGTCGTGGGCACGGCGATAGGCGCGGCCATTGGCGGTGCCCTGGGGTCTTGGGGCGGCAGTGAGGTCGGGGGCTTATTGGGCAAAGAGCTGTTCAGCAGTCCGGAGAAAGAGAACAAGCCGGTGTCGTTGCTGGCTGCGCCTCCGGTTCCGGTCGCGCTGCCCGGCCCAGTAGTGCCCACGCTGGGTGCGACGGCCAAGGCTTTCGATAACGACCGGGTGCCACTGATGGCTCGGGGACCAGCTGCAGCGCTGGCTCCTACCGGGCCGCTGATGGGGGATGTAGGTCGGGCCATGACGGAAAAGCCTGCAGCGAGTCCTACCGCGCCGATTGTCATCAAGCCCGAGGCACCCAAGATGCCGACACCCAAGTACGAACAGCAGGTTTCGATAAATGCGCCAATAACACTGACCGTTCAAGGTGATGTGAAAGATCCGCAGCAACTGATGCGAGATCTGGAGCCGATGATTCAGCGAGCTATGCGTGACTCGGCGCGGCAGTCGCAACGGTCGAATCTGTTTGATGCTCCGCACGTCGAGTAGGGGGATACATGGCTTACATGGAACAACTGCAGTCGGGTATGAAGTACCTGGTGGCTGCAGGCGAGTCAGGTCGTCGCGATCTGGACGGCATGCTCTCGCCGGTCAATGGCGCGATCAGCGAAATCAGCGGTGCGACTGCCGAGCTTGAGGGCCTGCCCATCGTGGGGCCCGCAATCGGTGCCAAGCTTCAACGCGTGATGCGGGGTGTCATCGCAGCCCAGGCGAAGGTCGGGGCTGTCGTATCGACGTACAGTCGTGCCTCAAGGGCGGTAACTCAGATTGACGAGCGCTTGGGAGTGCTCAAAGAGCAGGCAGCAAAAGCCGGGACCGCCATCAACAAGGTGGCTGGCAGTATCAGTCCCGCGCTGGCCAACGTGGTGCCCAGTTCGTCATTTTCCGCGCAGAAAACCCCAGCTGTCGAAGCGGTCAAACCGTTTGAGCATCTGCTGATCTTGCAGCCGCTGAGCGCGAAAGCCGAGCCGTACTACTTCAATCTGGACACCGCTGCGTTCGACGAACTGAGCCGTTCCAGTGAGTTCCGCTGGGCGTCGCAAGAGCGTCTCACGCGTCGGCCGGCACAGCAGAATATCGGTCTGGGTGATGAATCACTGACGCTCAAGGGGGCGGTGTTCCCCAACGTCAAAGGTGGGATCAAACAGCTCGATACGTTGCGTGGCATCGCGGGCCTGGGCGTGCCTCTGGCCCTGACCACAGGGTATGGGGCAGTGCTGGGTAACTGGTGCTTGAAGAAAATTCAAGAAGATCAGAGCGCTCTGATGCAAGGGGGTATCCCTCGCAAGCAGGCGTTCACGCTGGAGTTCACACGCTATGGCGACGATATGCAGAACGTCTGACGGGGATATCCTCGATACCCTTTGTTTCAACCATTACGGCCATTTGAACGGCTCTGTGGAGGCCGTGCTTGATGCCAATCAGGGCCTGGCCGATGAGGCTCAACCCTTTCGGGTGGGGCTGATAATCACTCTGCCGGACCTTCCTGCATCCTCTGATGAAACTGTAATGCTCTGGGGCTGACCTCGGCGTTACGCGTAACGAACCTTTCCTTTTTGCCCGGCCCCGTTGATTGCGGGGCTTTCTTTTGGTGTCTCCGCATGAAACCCACTTTCCGGATCGTTGCCGACGGCACCGACATTACGGCGCTCATCAACGACCGATTGATCCAGCTGCGTACCACTGACAAGCCCGACATGGATTCAGATGAATTCGAGCTGCGCATTGATGATCGCGACGGTGCAGTGGCGTTGCCATCGAGGGGAGCCGATGTTGAGGTTTATCTGGGTTATGACGGCCAGAAGCTCACAAAGATCGGCCTGTACACCATTGATGAGATCGAGGTGTCTGGTCCTCCCGACACGATGGTCATCAAAGGCAAGGCCAGCAGCATGCGTGGAAGTGGTAAGACCACGCGCAGCGGTAGCTGGGAGGATGTGCCATTGTCGAAGATTGTCAGCGACATTGCCGCACGCAATGGCTGGGCTCCTGCCTGCAACGTAGCGACAAAGGTCCCACGGGCTGATCAGCTCAACGAGTCGGATTACCACTTCATCACCCGGCTGGCAAAGAAGTACGACTGCACTGCCAAGGTTGCCGACGGCAAGTTGCTCGTCATGCCCAGGCAAGAGGGTGTCAGCGCGTCCGGGAAAGCGTTTGGCGTTCTGGCTATAACGCGCCAAGACGTCAGTCGATGGCAGTTCAGACTAGGTGATCGTTCGACACACAAAGCCGTGTCGACGAAGCATCAGGACAAGAAGACCGGGAAGCTCCAGATCGTGACCCTCAATAACGACACGGCCCCGGACGGTCTCCCGCCTGTTCATACCGACCGGCATATCTACCCCAACAAAACCGCAGCGGAGCAGGCCGCGAAAGCGCGTCTTGCGGCTTTCAATCGCAGCACTGCAGGCGTCCGTCTTGAAATGGTCGGGCGTACTGACCTTTTCGCGGAGCGCATGATCAGCGTGCAGGGGTTCAAGGAGGGGCTTGATGGCGAGTACCTGACCGATTCGGTCGAACAGGTATTTACCCAAGCTGGCTGGTCCACCACGGCCGAGTGCAATGGTGGCAACAAGGGCAAGGCAAAAGCCAAAGGCAAAAAGAAAGAGAAAAAACCAGTCAAGGTCGTGCAGCTCTGACCATCACCTCCATCACAAATCACCTCTATTCAGGAGATGTCTGAATGTCGATTACTGTGCAGCAGTTGCTGCAGATTCTCCCCAACGCCAGCTCCCGAGCTGGCGTTTTTGTTCCCGTCTTAAACGTTGCGATGAGCAAATACGCCATCGTTACGAAGCTGCGTATCGCTGCCTTCCTGGCGCAGGTGGGCCATGAGTCTGGCCAGCTTCGCTACGTGCGGGAATTGGGCAGTGATGCCTACCTCGAAAAATACGATACCGGGCGGCTCGCCGAACGCCTGGGCAACACGCCAGAGGACGACGGCGACGGTCAGTTATACCGGGGCAGGGGGCTTATTCAAATTACCGGGCGGGCGAACTACGCGGAGTGCGGTGAGGCATTGGGCCTGGATCTGTTACAGCAACCTGAACTCCTCGAGCGTCCGGAGCATGCCGCCATGTCGGCTGCTTGGTTCTGGCACCGTGCTGGGCTCAATACCTTCGCAGATAGAAGCGACTTCCTGACAATCACTAAACGGATCAATGGTGGCACAAACGGCCTTTCCGACCGCCAAGAGCTTTATGCGCGTGCCCTGAAGGTACTGGTCTGATTGAGCTGAAGAGATAACGCAGCAGATTGAAAAAGAGCGACCAGTCGAGATGCGCCAACATCGCGACTGGTCACTGTTCCCGCAGATTACCCCTGCAAGTCCAGCCAAGGCTCCCGCTTCGTGCACAAAGCGGAGCGAGCCTAGCACCTGTTTATATATACAGTAAAGGTCTTGCTATTTATGTCCACACCCATCGTCCCTTGGATGGGCGGCAAACGCCGCCTGGCCGACCGCCTTATCCCGCTTTTCCCACCTCACGAATGCTACGTCGAAGTATTTGCTGGCGGTGCGGCCCTCTACTTCATGCGTCCCCAGGCAGCTCCCGTTGAGGTCTTGAATGACATCAACGGTGACCTGGTGACGCTGTATCGCGTCGTCCAAAACCACCTTGAAGAATTCGTCCGTCAGTTCAAATGGGCGCTCAGCTCGCGCCAAGTATTTGAGTGGCAAAAGATGACCCGCCCCGAAACCCTCACCGACATCCAGCGCGCCGCCCGGTTCTTCTACCTGCAGCACCACGCCTTTGCAGGGAAGGTGAGCGGGCAGACTTTTGGCACAGCCACGACCGGCCCGGCCATCAACCTACTACGTATCGAGGAAAACCTCTCTGCAGCCTGGCAGCGTTTGTCAGGCACGTATGTGGAGAATCTGCCGTGGCTCGAATGTGCCGAGCGCTATGACCGGCCTCACACGTTCCACTACATGGATCCGCCGTACTGGCAGACGGCTGGGTATGGTGTGGATTTTTCGTTTGAGAATTACGAGCGGATGGCTGATTTCATGCGGACGTGCAAAGGGAAGGTGATGGTCAGCATCAATGATCACCCTGACATACGGCGTGTATTTGAAGGCTTCCATTTTGAAAGTCTGCATCTTAGGTACACCACCTCCAACCGGCGAAAATGTCAAGCTGATGCCAGTCCAGAATTAGTCATAATGAACTGGGAGCCCAGGCTATTTTCTGGCTTGTTCTAAGTCGTTGAGCTCCGGCCCGGACAGACGCTCGAACACACAGTCCTAAAATGGTCATTCCTGTTACGTTCAGCTACGTCAGTCCGGCCACTGCAAACTGTGTGGTAATTTTTCTACCCTCAAGCTAAAGTGACGTCAGATCGGCATTGTCATATAGGTCAGGGAAGAAAATGCAGCCAGCGATAAAATCTCTATCCATTCGGATGCTTCATCACTATCTGGATATAGATCTCGAGTTTTCAGAGGGATTGAACGTTATATATGGTAAGAACGGGAAAGGTAAAACTACGGTTCTTCATGTAATAGCCAATATTTTGGAGTTGGACTTTTCTCGCTTTATTCATATAAAGTTTGATTCGATTTCTATACAGAGTTTTGGTGGCGATAGCTTAAGTTTGTATCAAAAAGATGATGTGATTCATGCGGTATTCAATGACTTCATCCTCGGGTACTCGCCTGGGTCAAGATACCCTATATTGACGGAGGATGAAGAAGACCTCATAAAGAAAACCTTTGGTGGTAGACCAGTTTATTTGCCCGCTTACAGGTCGATTCTTGAAAAGGTTAAGTCTCCAAGTAATACATACGATTCGGCGCGGTCGAATGATTATGATACGATAAAAAAGAAAGAACTTTCTGAGTTGTCGAAGGAGGGCGTGTCATACACTCGTCACCGCGATGAGCAACGGGCTAATAGTGTGGCGTTCAAAACGATGCAGTGTAGGGACTGGTTCGGTCCATTTGTACCTACGATTAGATATCCTGGTCTTGCAGAGGTAATGGACAGTATTAGCGAGGAGTTTAGTGAGGCGCAAATGAGTTCGACTCATGCGCAAAGTCAAATGTTGAACTCCATTTTTATAGGAGTCTTTAATTCTATAACATCAAAAGATGAAACTCCTAGTGATGGAGAGGTAGAGCCTCTTCTTGATCGCGTAAGAGCTGCGCTCGATGATAGTCAGAAGGAGCTCAGTCACTCCGTGACTGCTTCGCAGCATCTCGCCGATGCCGTACGCCAGGCAAAGTTTGCGGGGGATCAAGATAATAACGCGACTAAGCGAGTTTTAAAGCTTTACGCGGATGTGCTTGAAAGGTTGAAGGATGAAAATCAAAGGGTTCATAAAAGGCTACGCACTTTTGAAACGGCAGTTAACAAGTTTTTAGATGGAAAGCATCTCGAAATATCGCCCCGTTATGCTCAAAAAAAGAATAGGTGGCGTGAGTTCGCTTTTGTCCGCATAAGTAACGATGATGTCTATCCGCTTACAACTCTTTCTTCCGGTGAACGGCAGATTTTGACTATGCTTTTCAGCGCAAGTCGTATGAGTACTGCCTCGACAGGGATTTTTCTGATCGACGAGCCTGAGCTGTCTTTGCATATAGACTGGCAGCGTATCATTCTTGCTAATCTAGAGCAGCAAGCTACAAACCGCCAAATAATTGCTTGTACACATTCGCCTGAGGTAGGCGCTGATCATCTCGATGCTGTTCAAATTTTTGCCCCAAAGATCAACAAATCCAACGATCTTCCCGAAGATGATGAAGCAGAATTTTTGGAAGATCTCTCATGAGCAGTTACTCAAGCGTCTCAGCTTACCGCCTGGCAGTGAGGTTGCGAACAAATAAAACTCTTCTTGTGGAAGGTGTGAGCGATAAGAAGATACTCTCGCATTTCATACTGAAGAGGAATTATGCAGATCGTAACTTGATGGGTTGCTGCATTGATGACGTATCTTTTGTTGATGACAAGTCTTTGGGTCCTATTGGCGCTAGAGAAAAAGTTATAAATATTGCAGCTGGGTTGATATCTGATAATTTTAGGTGTCTTATTGATCGCGAGTGGGATGGGTTTGATCAAGTCAGTCTCGAATATGATGCTGCAGTGTTTCCCGAAAATATGTTTGTCACACGTGGACATTCTATAGAGAATTATTGGTTTACACCTGGCTCGTTTATAGAGTTCTTGATTTATACGCATAATGCAGTTATTGGTCCGGATTTTCTTAATAAGATAGAGTTGTATTATATTGCCATTTTGCAGTTTTCTGCTGCGTACTCCCTTGCGTGCAGAAGTCTTTCTGTTGTGTCTCGGGCTAATGAAATGTTGTCGCATGAAAGTATTGTTTTCGATGATTTTTACTTTTCAGCTAACGCATGCCTTGATGAGAAAATAGCTGGCCGTGGGCACCGATGTGAGTTATACGAGACCACAAATCGTCTCTTGGCTCATACCAAGTTGTTTGATCAGGACAAACTTCAGTGGATATGTCATGGTCATTTAGGTGAACAGGCGATTAGAGCTTGTATTGGGAGGCTGGCACATGCTGAGGGGTATGATGCTTCAACTATTGAATCTATTGAATACGGATTCAAAATAGAAAAACTTAAACTCGACTCCGATCACGTTACTAAGCTTCCTGAATACATCGCTACCCCCCTTAATAAAGTTCTGAAGTGGGTGCGTAGCGACGAATAATGGTGTGCTCTCGAATGCCGACGCCAATGCCAATGCCAATCTGCGGACTAGCGATTGCTAGAGCGCAGGTTGGGCATGATCAATTATTTCTGGGCCCTGGTGTTGTGGTTTCCCTACCGCGACGCCAACTTGGTACCAATCAAAGTCCTCAGTAGGTCGACAAGCTTGGCGCGCGATAGCTTCTGCACGGGCTGCCGATAAGCCAGGTTTGACCCACTCCCGAGCTGCGTCAGGCGACAATACAACTGGGCGCCGGTCATGGATGTCTACCATTCCTGAATCACTCTCCGCCGTAATGATCACAAACCCATCCCCCTCATTAGGCTCAAGCTCTGAATGAACCTGAGCGAGCGCCGCAAAAAACATCGGCTTCTGGCTCTTGAGTCGAATGTAGTACGGCTGCTTTTTCTTCGGATCGTCAGGATCCTTAACCCACTCAAACCAACCATTGGCTGGAACCAGTACCCGGCCATTCGGCCACAGCTCTTTGAAAAACTTCCCAGTCATCACAGTTTCGACACGCGCATTGATCGGCGCCGGTCGTTTGCCCTTGGCCCAAAATGGTGCCCATCCCCAGCGTACCTTGTCGACGCTCAGACCCTCTGCTGTCGGGCGAATGATTTCGACTCGGGCGGATGGCGCAACGTTGTATCGCTCGATAGGCCAGAGGTCATACCCGCTGATGACCAACTGCTCTGGCGCAAGCTCCTTAAGGTAGCTGTCCATGGATTCATAGATCGAATAGCGTCCGCACATGATGTCACCCGTAATGTCACTCGTCGAAAATGCCTGCCTATACGATTGACCGCACGCGAGCCAAAGAGTTAACTGTATATGCATACAGATATCTTTATTGGAAGGTTTCCCCATGAGCGTAGTCATTCTCGGCCCATTGTCTGAAGGGGGCATCAAGCTTCCGCTTTACTCGTTTCAGGTGCCCGCAGGATTTGCTTCGCCGGCTGTCGATCACATCGAGAAGCACGTCTCACTGGATGAAATGGCCGAGGTTCGTGCGCCTCATGTGTACCTTGCAAAGATCCTCGGCGACAGCATGATAGGCGCGGGAATTTTCGATAGGGATCTGATCGTCGTCGACCGTAGCCGCAACGCGGAGCATGGGGAGATAGTCGTTGCAGCGCTGAATAACTCTGAGCCGATCTGCAAACGGCTCTTCATGATGGATGGAGTCGTCAAACTCCAGTCTGAGAACGCCGCATATCCAGCTCGGCATATTCTGGAAGGCGACAACCTGGTCATTTGGGGCGTGGTGAATTACAGCATGCGCCGTCATGGAAAAGCGTGAGCCGGTTTTCGCGCTGATTGACTGCAACTGCTTTTATGCGAGCTGCGAGCGCGTCTTCCGTCCGGACTTGGAAAAGACTCCTATCGTGGTCCTCAGCAATAACGACGGATGCGTCATCGCCCGCAGCTATGATGCCAAGCCATTTGTGAAAATGGGCGCTCCGTATTTCCAGATCAAAGAGGTGCTGCGCCGCAATGGCATCAAGGTGTTCAGCAGCAACTACGCGCTTTATGGAGACATGAGCGAGCGCGTGATGTCGATCATCGAGTCCATGGTGCCCGCCGCTGAGGTTTACAGTATCGACGAAGCGTTCGCGGACTTGACCGGTATCCCTGGGGATCTCACTGCACTCGGTCGTCGCATACGGGCTTCCGTCCTCAAGTGCACGGGCATACCTGTCGGGGTCGGCATCGCTCCGACTAAAACCCTGGCGAAGCTTGCGAATCACACAGCAAAGCGTCTCCTGGCTCAAACAGGTGGGGTCGTCGATATCTGCGATCTGCACAAACGCAACTGGGTGCTGCGCAACACGGCGGTCTCCGAGGTCTGGGGTGTAGGCAGGAAGATGAAAGCACACCTGGAAGCGATGAACATCCGCACCGCAATGGACCTTGCCTGCGCGGATCCCCGCACTTTGCGCGACCGCTTCAGTGTTGTTATTGAAAAGACGGCCCGTGAGTTGGCCGGTACTTCATGCCTGGAGCTGGGCGAGGCCGCGCCTCCCAAGCAGGAGATCTGCTGCAGCCGGATGTTTGGCCAGCGGCTAACTGCGATTGAGCCAATCAAGGAAGCGGTGGCCACCTACACGCAACGTGCTGCTGAGAAGCTTCGCTCCCAGAGTTCCCTATGCAAGAGGATCCGAGTCAGCATCCGCACTGGCATGTTCAACCCTGAAGAAGCCAAGTACGCCAATGGCGCGCTGGTCGAACTGCCGTATCCCACAAATGACGTGCGCTTGATGACGAAAGCTGCGACCGAGGCTGTGAATCGTCTGTTCCGGCCGGGCTTCAAGTACAGCAAAGCGGAGGTGCTGCTACTGGATCTTCGGCAGCCAGGTGAGTTTACGGATGATCTTTTCGCGGCCTCGCAGCCGGTCGCGGCGGAGAAGGTGATGGGCGTACTGGACGAAATCAATGCGCGCTGGGGGAGAGGTACGCTGAGGACCGGAAGTGTTCCTTCCGACCCGGTTTGGGCGATGCGCCGAGACATGATGAGCCAAAGCTACACAACTCGTTTAGACCAGCTCTGGACTGTGAAATGCCACTAACCGTAGGAGTAGTGTAACTCATGGATAAGAAATTGTGATGCTAATGATTTGGCAGGATCTTAGTCCATATATTCTGAAAGCATCGGGCCAAGTTTTTGATCGTCCAATAGACACCACCGGACAAATGCCGAATATGGTTCGGATTTTTTGATTAGCTTTTGCATTCTACTCAATGCTTGGGCTTGATCTTGTTCAGTTGCTACGGGTGAATAATAGGCATTGATTTGAGTAAATAGCAAATTGTATTGGTCGAAAATCTTCGTCCTGATGAATTTCCCTGATACTTTTTTATTAACCGAATGTTCGCTATTATATACTCTGTCAAGAAGTCTGAGCGTCGATATGGTTTTTTCGTCTGAGTTCATTGCAATTAACAGTACAGAATTTGCCCAGGGCGTAATAGGTGGGACGTGCCTAATCGCTCGGAAAACATCAATAGCGGGATCACAGCAGTCCAGGATGTTGTCAAACGCAGTGCTCTTTATGCTGTTGCAGCGGCTGCATGCAAGATACAAATTGTTCCAGTCAAACTCCTTTTCGATATCCCCCTTATGCGAGGAAAAGTGTTCAACATGGATGTCATGCGGCTCTTTGGTCTCGCAAATGTAGCATTTTTCAAAAAAAATCTCGCAAAGCTTAATGTAAACATCTTCTCCGTCATACCTGGTTTTGGATAGTAGTGATTTTGGGGCGACGCCGGTCCGTTGGGTGTTAAACATCTCAATCCCTTGTAGTAGATTTACTAACTATGATTCGTGCCTTATTTAGAAAAAATTTTGATTCACTGTCGAGGACTTTTTCGTGCTCACCAATCTCAGCTATAAGCCCCCTGAGCTCAGTAACATTTGGGTTCGTGTTACGCAAAATTGTGCTTAGCTCAATAATCTTATTTTCTAGAACTTCTGAGATGGATAACGTATTAAACAGGCCGGAAAGTATAGATTCGTATGAGTACATCGATAGATCGTCAGCTTGCTCTAATGTCGATAAGTCGTATATGACCGCGTCACTCACAGAGGAGACGACAAAGGGCGAGTGTGTGGAGACAATGAACTGGATCTGTGGGAATGACTTGGCCAAAAACGAAAATATTTTACGCTGCAGTGATACATGTAAATGGGCATCGATTTCGTCGATAAATACTATTCCATAGAACTTTTCGGGTGGTACTGATGATAGATTTATTTTCATCATTATATCGGCATAAATAGATAGTATAGCCGAAAAGCCTGAAGATAGTTGTTGAAAAGAGTAGGCTGACTTATGCTGTTGACGAATCAGGAAATTGTGTTTTTGTGGGTTAAAAATTAGCTTGAGTGTCTTGTCCTCGAATAGTTCTTGAAGGTCGGCCTCTAGTTTGCCAAACCAATGACTTATAGTATTAGCCTCTTCTGGGTTGTTTCCAATATTTGGGGACTCGGCAAAAGCTTGAGCAGTCTTTTGGTTTACCAAATATTCTTCAAATACGTTAGCTGCACTGATGCCAGGGCTAGTATCTTGCTCTATAGCTTCTTTGCTTTTTGATGAGGTACTTGGTCGTATTTCGGCTTGCCTGGTTGCGTTGAATTTAGCGAGGATCGCAGCCTTGAACATGTAGTCTTCAGCGAACTTATCGAAGTCGCGAATTTTTGCAGGAGGGTTCTCGGTAGTATATAGCACGGATTCCCAATCATCGACTAGCGCTTGATATTGTTGTCGTTGTGCAGGGGAGTTTGAAACTTGTAGCTGGGTTTTATAGGTGATGAGATGTGCCTGTGCTGCTTCGACTGTCATATGCCGTCTATTCGCGACTCTATCGTAAATATATTCGAATAGAGAATCAAGAAATCGTGTTTTGCCACACCCATTCACCCCTGTCAGGATGAGGTTGCGGCCTTCAAGATTAATTTCTGCGCGTCTGTCAGTGCCGGGTATAGAATGGCTAATGCTTATCGCTATATTATCCATTAAGACTAAATCTCCTATTAAGGGTTCAAGGTACGCTTGAGGGTAGCTTAAAGTCAAGCTTTGCCTAACAATGCCAGGGGGCTGGCCGTGTTTTTGTGGTTGTGTTGTCGGCATCATTCAAAAAGGCAGAGACTGGTTATGACTTTACAAAATCATAAGTAAGCAAGTTGGCCCAATCCTGCATCATCTCCCTTCGCTGCTCTATATAGGTGGCGTGGTTGTAAGTATCTCGGATGGTGCTCGTATCTGCATGCGCTAGCTGCCGTTCTATCCAGTCTCGGTTGTAACCACGCCCGTTCATCTCCGTAGAGAACAGGTGCCTGAACCCGTGCGGCGATTGAATCCCGGTCAAGCCAGAAAGCTCGATTACGTTGTTGGCGTAGTTGGTGCTGACCGGCTTTGTCGGGTCACTGCGGTGCACAAAAATGTACTCAAGGTGGCCGGTCAGCGGCAGCATGGCCTTCAGCAGTTCGATCACCTGCGTGGGCAGTGGCACGATGTGGTCGCGGCGCATCTTCATTTTGCCTGCGGGAATCGTCCAGGTGGAATTGCCGAAATCGATCTCCTTCCACATCGCGTGTCGCACCTCTCCTGGACGGGATGCGCAGTAGACCATCATCATGAAGGCTGATTTGTACTGCTGGCCAGCAGAGCAACCCAGGATTGTGGAGATCGTTCTCGGCAACTCGCTGAACGGCAAGAACGGAAAGTGGCGCTGTAGGGTGATGCGCTCTGTGACGGTATGCATTTCCAACGTTGGATTGGTATCCACGATGCCTGTGGCGATCGCGTAACGGAATATCTGGCCCAGCCGTTGCCGGGTCTTTACGGCCGTTGTCACGGATCCCCGTTTTTCAATTCGGCGAATCACGCCGACAATTTCCGAGCGAGTGATGGAGTTCATCTGGCGATTACCGAAGGCAGGAAGCCAGTCAAGCTCCATTGAATTACTGATAATCCGCAGTGACCCTGGTTTCAAGCTTCCCTTCCGGAATGCCAGCCATTCCTCGTAGACGCGGCGGAGGGTATGTCCCCGAGCGTTTATGAGCAGTGCCTTCTTTTTTTTCCTTGATTCGCGGGGATCTATTCCGCGCGCTACCTCTTCGCGCGCTTCATCGCGCCTCATCCTCGCTTCTTTCAAGCCGATTTCTGGGTATGTGCCTAACGAAATACGAACCTGTTTGCCCAGCCAGGTGAAGCGGAAATGCCAGCTTTTAATCGCGGTGGGTGCAACGTATAGGCTCAGCCCGAGGGAATCGGGCAACGTGTACGCCTTGTCTTTCGGCTTAGCTTGTCGTAAAGCAGTGTCTGTCAGTGCCAC